AGCTCCGAATAATTCACATTCGCCTTGAATTCGCTTTTTTTCGAGGTAGATTCAACCAATCCGCCTTCTTCGTCAAAATCCTTACGAACTTCGAAAACCTCAACTTTTTTGTCGTAAAATGTGCTTTTGATCGCCTTTTTAGCGCTATCTGGAAACAACATTTATCCTCCGATACGGCTTTAGAATCTCAACATAGCCATCGAAAATTTCACTATCTTTAGCCGTCGCAAAATAGCTTTGCGCAGCATTCTGATAACTGATACTCTGACCGTTGTCGCTCAGGCTTGAGATTGCTCGTTCGGCGGTTCGATTCGCAGCACTTTCGAATTTAATAAAATTGCCACAGGTCATATTCGCAAGAATCCTAACTAATCGGCGATCGAAATTAGCTTTTTCTGGAAGATTTAAATATAATGAGACACGGTCACAAATTTCGCCGACGGCAAACTTTAATAACTTTTCATCTTCAAAATTAGCAATTTCTTTCGCTTTAGCTATAACTTCTACTTCGAATTCTTCCTGTGGCATTTTATTATTCCTCAACTTTTTCGGTCTTTTTAGGCTTTTCTACTGCCTCAAGAGGTTTTCCGCTTTCATCACATGGCGTGTATTCCTCTGGGCGAGCCTGATATTGTTCAACTATGCCTGATGCCTCTTCGCCAGAACCAACTTTTACTGATTCTGGCACTCCAACGACAAGACCTGTTGAATTAACGAGAAAATACTTCATTTTTCCTCCTTTTAGGTTAATATTAAGCTAAATCAGCATAGAACACGAGATCTGGCTCAACGGCTTTTGTTCCTTGAGCGAAGAAGAGTGAAGCTTCAACCGAGTTTGAAAATGGCACTTTTTGTGGGTCAAAATCAAAAACGTTCACATCTTGAGCGATTGCTCCTTCGTGCATTGCAATAATAGCTTTTGTTTGGCGGTGATTTGAGAAAATTCGAACCTGACCGTTAAACAAAACATCAACCTCTCCAGTAATCTCGTTTTTAACCTTGTTTAGGTAGTTTGCGAGTTTACCATAAATTGCTGGCGTTACTGTCAAAACAATTTCACTTCGATCAACTCCATCAACCCAGTCATTCTTAACAGTTTCAACTGTTTGAATAACTTTTTCGAGCACTTCCTCGATTGGTGTTGCTGAAGTCAAACTCTGAATCTCTGTTCCTGATTTAACAGCTTCAGCAAAGAATGCTGTATCAAGATATCGAGCTAGTGAGCTTGCTTGTGAGTTCTTTCGGCGTGTGATAAGGTCGGCAATACCAAACTGTTTAATATCAGTATTGTCATATTCCTCAACGATTTCTTGGCGGTCATCAATGTTATTAATAACACGTCCAGTATTGCGAACTGGTTCACCTTTTCCTGCACCTCGTGCTGTGCCGTATTCTTTCGAAACAGCATTTTTCAAGCGGTCGTAAGTTACTGACCCAGCGCTTGGGTTTCCAATTCCAAAAGTATTTTTAATTTTAGTTGAAACTGTTCCTTTTATAACAGCTTCGATGATTTGGCCTTTAATTTCAGCCAATTTTGCCTTTGTTGTGGCATTGTCGGAATAGATATTATGTGCATCTACTGCCATAAGATCCCTTTCTTTTCTTGAGTCTGATTAGAACGAACTTACACCATTGCTTTGTGCGTAATTTGATGTCGCTCCTTGTGAATTATTTCCACCAACATCTTCGGGAGTTTTTCCGGCAAGTTTAGCTTTCACGCCTTTTTCAAGAGCAGAATTCCAAACTTTCGAAAGTCCTTCGATGTTCGAATTCATTTTTTCTGCGTCAGCATCGACAACATAATTTACGAATTCTGATGGAATTTCTTTCGCAGCAAGTTTTTCAGCGGCTTCAGTTCTGCGTTCTCGCATTGTGATTTTTCTTTCGCGTTCTTCGAGCTCACTGATTTTCGCCTTTTGAGCTTCCGCAGCACGCTCTTCATCGCTAAGCTTTGCCTTTCGTTCCCATTCTTTCTGGGCTTCGGCAAGCCGCTTTTCGAATTTAGCCTCATCTTTAGCACTTTTTTCGTTCAAGCGCTTCGACATGATTTCATTCACTTCATCTTGCGTGAAAGTTTTCGGTTCATTCCCCTGTTGATTCTGATCTACACCGTTTTCGCCAGCAGGTTTTGTTGAATTAGGATCGTTCTCCATATTCTCCTTTCGATTTTACGCTTCTCAGCTTGATATTCCGCCCCAAGCACGACTTTTGGCTTGGGCTTGCTGTGTTTTTCGCAAAAAGAAAAACGACTCTCAGCTTTATGCTAAAAGTCGCAAATGGTTCTAATGATATTATAGCATAATGTTTATTCTTATGCAATATTTTTAATAACGGACATTGTTTTCAAGATTTTCCCGTTCTTCAATCATTCGTTTTTGAATATATTCTGGGGCGTTATAGAAAAATGGTTTACCGTTCTCGATTGATTTACGGGCGGCTTCAATGCAATCTTTGATGTGTTGCTCATCTCCACCAATCACCAAAAAAGCAGGCTCTCCGAGATCGTCAAATATTTTGAATTTTCGCGCGTATTCATCTAAGACTTCGTCACTATACCACAAACCATAAACTCCAACTGTGTCTTCGTGGGTAAATTCATATTTTGTTTTCATTATAATTTTGAGATCCTTTCTAGTAGTTCATTAAACATATTGAAGCTTTCCGGCAAATATTTCTCATAAAGCTCAATTTCCTTTTTGTCATCTCGAGCAGTTGCTGAAAACATTTCGGCAAATGCCTCCGAACCGAGAAAACGCTTTTTATGATTTTCAATTTGCTCCTTACTTAATTTTACACCTCTTATCGTTTTTCTGCCATCCCAATATTTCTGTTCGTGACCCATTCCGAAGACTCTTAATCCGTTACTAAATGCAGCACCACCATATAAATCAAAAATACTTGCTAGATCATTTTTTGAATAACCATTTTCAAGTTCGTTTTTAAGTTCAATAGATAGATTATGCCGTCTATAGGCCAAATTTCTTCCTTCTTTAGTTTTTAGATATCTATTTACTTCATCAAAAACGGTTTCACCAAGAGTTTTGCCATTAGAAAGTTCAAACTTACCAGTAGCTCCATAAAATGAGCCACGCCCTGCTCGATGATCGAAACCGTGACCATATTCGTGTAGAAAAACCTCAAATGGTTTTCTTATATCTTTTCGATTTCCAGTTGAACCATCAAATATACCAGCTATACGAACACTCACCTTATTTCCAAGCACGCTAAAGTTATCATTCCCAAGCGGTGAATCTCTAAAAGATAGCTCGCTCGAAAATTTAGCCCAAATAGAACGATGAGTTTCCGGCATTGCGTTTAATTTTCTGACAACTTTTTCCCTAATATCGTCAGTTTTTAATGCTTGAGCAAGCGAATCTTCAAGTTTTAAGCTCTTAATATCAGAATTATTAACTTTTTTAGTTGGTGGTTTTTTAATTTTAACTTCAATCTTATCATCTGCCGGTGAAATACTTGGCGTTGAAACTGGTTCGGCTTTCGAAATTCCGCTAACTTTTGCCCATTTTTCATAACTCATATTTGGTGTCTCGTAATTCTCGCCCGTTTTTGGGTTTCTGGCAATTCGGGTTTCTGGATCAAACTCTTCACCAAAATATGCGGCTGTTGTTGTTCGGCAAAGTGGGTGAAATGGTGGAAAGTTCACACCTTGTTTAGCTTCACTGATTTTAAAAACTTTATGGTCTTTATGTTGGCAGATATCGCTAGTGCGGCCGTCCAGTGTTGCAATAATACGGTATTTCTCAACTCCCAGTTCTTGGTAAGCTCGCAGCTCTGCTGAATTATGGTAAAAAGCAGATTCAGTGCGAACGAGTCGTTCGGCATAAAATCGCCCAACATCAAAGCGTTCACGAACTTCACGGATCGTTTTTTCAGGACTTTGCCCAATTGCTACAGCTGTGGCTATTTTCGAATTGACTTGCTCGGCTAAAATATCAGTATTCGTCCAGATACGGTTCGAAAAATGCTTTCCTTCAATTTTATAGTTCAAAATTTCCTGCACAGTTCGTGAATCTAATTTCGAAAAAGTTAAAAGTGAACCAAATTGCTTTTCGGTGTCAAAAATCGCTTGATTATACGAATTATTAATTGTGTTTATAACCGAATTAGCCGTGAGATTATTTTGTTCAATTCCAGCCTTTTTTAGTTCTGCCCAAATCTGATTATTGAGCATTTCTAATCTTGTCATTCTGAAATCGTAATTCTCTGGCAAATATTGATTCAAGCCGAGTCGTTCCATTTCAGCTTTAAACCTTGCTATATTTCCGTTTGGTTCAATCCCTTGCAGTGCAAAATTATCGAAAGTTTTGTCGTTGCGGTAATAGTTAGCATATAATTTCTTAATTTCACGAATCGTTCGAATTTCGGCATCAGTATAAGCGTTTTTTATGCGGTGAATATAGCTCAAAGATTGTTGTTCTTGGTTTTCGAAACGGGCAGCGGCACGGTTTTGCCAATAGTCTACGGATCTAGTCTCGTTTTTTTCTCTATCTTTCATAAAAATCTTTCGAAATATATAAAATATAGATACTTTATATAAAGACTATCTATATTTTATATATATTTTCCGCTCTATTCTTCTACTCTTTCATTCTGATCTGCAATTTCAGCATTATTCATTGTTTTGTCTGCTTCATTTTTCTCATTCAGCGCAAGATCCACCGTTTCTTTAGCATCTCTCACAAATGAAAGCTGGCTAACAAGCGTTTCACGATCTACAAGCCCGTTAAGGTTGTTGATGATTTGGCTAGTTTCAAGATCGTTTTGTGGTAGGGCTCGTTTGAAGATTACATCAATATCTTCGGTCGAAATTTTAGCCATCTTTGAACCTTTTTCAAGAAAAGTGTTATAAATCCGGAATCGTTCGAGCAAACTTCGTTCGAAATATCGCTCTTTGTCTTTGATGTGTTGTTCAAAATCAAGGAGTTTATAGAGAATCGCCACGCCGCTCGAATTACCAGCAAAGTTTTCATCGCTCATATCCGGTGTCATTGAAATTTTGTGAATATCGGCAGCAATGGTTTTTCGAAGAACATCGGCATCGGCTTCATCAATGGATTTTACGATATACTCGATTTTAGCGTCTTGTGGAATGTTTGCAACCATTCGGCTATCTTTAAGCATTGCTTGCTGTTCTGGGGTAAAATCAGTGCCATAAAACGCAAGCAGTGCGTCAACTAGCCGTTCACGGTCGATTATACGGTCAGATTGAAGAATGTTATAAGCATCAATCAACGGCAATACTGGCTCTGAATCACCCATTCGGTCTGAACCGTTCAAATATTCAACAATCGGCACTTCGCCAAAGTTATGATCAGTTTTAATATCTTTGCCAGTTTCTGGGTCACTTTCAAAATTAAGCGTTCCGCCTTTCAAAGTTCCTTCTTGCGTATATTCTGGTGTTAAAATTGTAATTTGGTATGAATCTCTTTCAATTTTTCCGTGCGCATTGATAATTTCTTCATAAACTATAGCGAACATCTTTTTATGTTCAACTGTCGTGTCGTGAACTAAAATTATATTTCGTGGGTCAATTTTCACACTTCGAACTTCTGATTCTTCGTTAGCGTAAATTCGCTCATAAGCCACGCCATAAATGCTGGCGTGCGTTGCGAGTTCGACATCAAGGTTTGAAATCGCTTGTTTACGGTATGAGTTATTCAAGTTCTCAATATTTATATCTTCGCTCGAAAGATAATTAACCGGTGATCCAAGCAAATAGCCAACATTAATTTTAGTAATATATCGTGCAAAATTAGTGATTGCAAGCAGTTTATTCGGCGTTTCACGTAATGTTACAGGTT